TGCTGGCTCTGCTTTTAAGAAAGTCTACTTTGATCCAAGTAAACAACGAGCAGTCAGCACTTTTGTGCCGACAGAAGATTTAGTTGTGCCTTATACAGCTAGTGACATAGAAACATGCGAAAGAGTTACTCACATTGTAAAAATGACCTACAACGAGGTACGAGCACAACAAGTAGCTGGTTTCTATAGAGATATTTCCCTGCAGCCTAGCGAAACAAGCGTAAGCAGTTCGCCTAAAGATAAAATAAATGAGCTTGAAGGTTTGTCTGCTGGAAGCAATGATATGATGTATGAGCTCTTAGAGTTTCATGTGTCAATGGACATACCTGACTTTGAGGATCCCGATGGTTTTCATCTCCCATATATAATCACCATTGATCGGACTTCAAATCAGGTATTAGCCATCCGTAGAAACTATACTTCAAATGATCCAATGAAGACGAAAATACAACATTTCGTCCATTATAAATTTTTACCAGGATTAGGGTTCTACGGCTTCGGTTTAATTCACATGATTGGCGGTTTATCAAAAACTGCAACAGGAGCTTTAAGACAACTTATTGATGCTGGAACCCTTGCTAATTTACCCGCTGGGTTTAAGGCGAGAGGACTAAGGATCAGGGACGATGAGACTCCAATAGAACCAGGTGAGTTTAGAGATGTTGATGCACCAGGCGGAGCTCTTCGAGATTCTTTAATACCTCTTCCTTATAAAGAACCTTCACAAACACTACTTGCTTTGATGGGTTCTTGTGTTGAAGCAGGGCAAAGATTTGCTTCACTGGCTAATTTACAAATTGGCGAAGGCAATCAAGAAATGCCTGTTGGCACTACCATGGCACTTTTGGAACAAGGCACACGAGTTATGTCAGCTGTGCATAAAAGACTGCACTATGCTCAAAAAACAGAGTTTCAAATACTAGCTAGACTGTTCGCAGAGTTTTTACCGCCTGAGTATCCTTATCAAGTAGCGGGTGGCGATCAAACAATTAAACAATCCGATTTTGATGGCCGCGTTGATGTACTTCCTATATCGGATCCAAACTTTTTCTCAATGAGCCAAAGAATCACATTAGCTCAACAAGAACTGCAATTAGTACAAAGCAATCCCGAAATACACAATATTAAAGAGTCCTATCGCCGTATGTATGAGGCGTTAGGTTCAGAAAACATCGAAGCATTACTATTACCAGATCCACCACCTCCAGCTCCTGTGGATCCCGCGCAAGAAAATGGCGCGGCATTGATGGGCGCGCCCGCGACAGCTTTTCCTGAACAGGAACACATGACGCATATTGAGGCGCACCTTTCTGTGATTGAAAGCCCTATTGCAATGATGAACCCTGCAACTGTGCCTTCTTTAACCTCGCACATTTTTCAACACATATCATTAGCAGCGGAGAAACTTGCAGAGGAAGCGTTTCCCGAACAACCTATGCCTCAAGAAGGTATGATGGGACAAGAAGGTATGATGCCTCAAGAAGGTATGATGGGACAACAAGGACCTATGCCACAAATGCAAGAAGGAGGACCTGTGCCACCTGGACAACAACCGCCTCCACCTAACCCAGAAAAAGAAGCTCTAAAAGCACAAATGGAGCTCGATATGATGAAACAAATATTACCTCGTTTGGATGAAATCTTGACACCACCCGATGATGGAGTGGTAGAATTAAAACAGCAAGAGCTAGAAATTAGAGAGCAAGAGAACAAAGACGACAAAGAAATTGCTGTTAAGAAGATAGCACTTGATAAAGCAAGGCTTAAACAAAAAGACAGCTCAGAAGAAGAAAAGCTAAAATCGCAAGAAGATATAGCTGTTATGAAACTGAGAATGGAAGAAGAGAAGATGAACTCTCAAGAAGACATGGCAGCGCTAAAAGCAGGCGTCGAAAGAGAACGCATAAACAAAGAGAAGAAAGATGGCAAGTAGATTCATGGGAAGCGGAAACCGAAGACCAGGCATCATGGGAGCGATTCCAAGTCCTGTTTCTAATAGAAGGCCAAGGCCACCTATGAGATACGTTGGTGAAGGCGATAACCCTCGTTTTAATATACCTGCTCCACAAACACCGCCTCCACAAAGTCGCGATCTAGCTAACGTGGCGCCAGAAGACATGAGTCTTTCAGACCTTATCATGGCGTATCTAGGAAGCGACCAAGCGGATGTTTACAGAGAAGATTATGATATAGACGGGGACGGAGAGATTTCTCTAAGAGACAGTATTTATCAACTACAAATACAAGAAGGGAAAAGAAACCCAGACGGTACTCCTGCGCAGACGCAGACACCTCCACCTGGAATGCCTCCTCGACCTGGACCAATAAGAGACCCACAACAACCTCCTCCTAGAACACCTCCAATGGAAGACCTTGTTAACGACGCAGTTAATAATATGCCTGGAAAAGGAAGGTTTCCAGGAAAGTTCGGGCCAAGATTCCCAGGAACAGGACCAATAAGACAACCAGAACCTGTCGGACCTTTGCCAGGAATGCCGCCTCCATATACACCTCCTCCTCCGGGACCAGGAATGTCTCCTCCATTTGTCCCTGATCCATTTACACCTCCTGGAGGAGGGTTCCCTACAGGACCAAGAACACCTAAACCTGTTATTCCAGGTAATGAGCCTTTTCCTATAGAACCACCGATGAGTATTCAGAGAACACCTAAACCTGTTATTCCAGGTAATGAGCCTTTTCCTATAGAACCACCGATGCCTCCTGGAAAGCTTCCTGATTGGATAACGTCCTGCCCAAGTCCTGAAGAACATATTCAATTAGCAAACAATGATTGGATATTAGCTGGAGACCTTAAAGTAGGTGATGAAGTTGTAACTTCGGAAGAACCACAAAAAGTAACTTTTGCAAAAACCATTGAAGACAGTCCAAGACGAGAGGTTTTATTTACAGAAGGAGACAGTATTGTAACATCCCCTAGTCATCCTTATTTTGTCAACAGTAAAGGTTTTGTAGACGTAGAAGATTTAAAAGAAGGCGATGAGGTTGGAGATTTGATCGTTAGTGAAGTAAAGCCTTTCTCCGATGGCCCTGTAATTCATATTTCCGTGGACAAGACAGAAACTTATATGCTACGAGGGGGCACCGAAGAAAATCCAGTACCTGCGTTGTCGCATAATAAATCACCTATGCCACCAACTCCGGAAGAAATGGAAAGAATGAGGCTAGAATGGGAAGAAAAGACACAGCGATGGGCAACTAACCCACCGCAAGTGGGAGATCCTGAGTTTGAAGCCTATACTCGATGGTGGGAAAGAGAAAACCCTCCTTGGGACCCAACTAGCTGCCCTAGCCCCGAAGAACACATTCAATTAGCAAATAACGATTGGATATTAGCGGGAGAAATTAAAGTAGGCGATGAAGTCATCACTTCAGAAGACCCCCAGAAAGTAACCAGAGTCCAAAGAATTGAAAATAGCCCAAGATGCGAGGTTCTATTTGAAGATAGCAACAGCATCGTAACTTCCTATAGTCATCCTTATTTTGTCAACAGCAAAGGTTTTGTAGAAGTAGGTGATTTGAAAAAAGGAGACATAATCGGCGATCTGGTAGTCAAGGACAAAAAACCTTTCTCCGATGGTCCTGTAATCAGTCTTTCCGTAGATAAGGCACATACCTATATGTTGCAAGGCGGAACGGAAGAAAACCCTGTGCCTGCGTTGTCGCATAATAAATGGATCGAACAGCCACCAGACTGGCCAACGACACCTCCAGGACCACCACAGCCACCTACACCGACTACTCCTACACCAGAAGACCCAATGGGTATGGCAAAATTATTGTGGAAAACAAACTATTCAGACGCAATGGATTTTAATACTTTTTGGCAAGCCTATCAAAAAAACCCTGATCTGTTCCAGATAGACGGAACAGGACCGACAATTCCTACTACAGGACCAGGAACACCTACAGGACCAGATCCAGAAGTCCCAGGAGCACCTCCAGGTATGCCTCAAAATCCGACGGTGGGACAAGAATGGACACTTCCTCCTGAATTTGGGGGACAGACACTAGTTTGGAACGGCAGCACTTATGTTCCAAAAGAGGTATATGATATGGGCGTGGGGACAGGAACAAACCCTCCTACAATGCCCCCTCCACCAGAC